CAGACTGTACGGGCGAAGGGCACCAAGGCCACATGGTGTCTTAAAGAAACAGTCGGCCCCCAGGTAACACCTGGATCAAAGGCGCCTCTTCAATGCCCGAGTTGACTCGCACACTTTGCGCGATTATCCCACAACCCGAGCGTCGGACTTATCAATTTGCTGCAATTCTCGGTGATCTGCTTCACAAGCAAGACTGCTATCTTGCTTTTGGTGATTACGGTTCTGTCGTTGAACCTTACTTCACTAACGAGAGCCAAGCGGCTTGGCTTCGAACCAATTTTTCTTCTCTTGTTCCTCCACCGGCGCAACCCGGCCAGGACCCCAGTGACCATACGCTTGGCACTGTCTTTGAGTTTCATTACTTTTCTGATTTGCACTTCCGTGTGACGTACCTTGCTTGGTTTAGGTTAGAGCTTCAGCGCGAGAAACACCTTCTTGGTCTCGTTGACGGTCCTTCCACCGTTGTCACCCCACTTTCCTCCTCTCGACATCCCGCCACCGTTCAGAACCTCGCTTTTCGTGCTGCCAATCCTTCCTCTGTCGTTTCGCTGTCAGAGGGTGAAGACGACTTCGTTTAGACATTATGTCTGCGCAAGTCATTGGTGAGACCGTCGAGCTCAAGGAGCAGACCGTCAAGTTCAACGCTGTCCACGAAGTCACAGGCGTTTCTGGTTCTGGCAGCTTTCCTCTCATTGAAGCAAACGGGCTTTCTGAGTACGTGGGTACTCACGCTTTCGTGCGTCTGGTTGGTGAGACCGTCCGTGTTTCCATTCGTGGACCTGTCTCTTCCACCATTGCGTGCACTGTTGACGCTTGCGTCATTCCAGACGACGACGATATTGAGCGTCCCACCACGGCTGCCCAGATTGCCACCGTCCAAGGCAACGCTTCCGCTCAGCACTCTCTCCTTGTGGGCGTTCAAGATTCAACCCTTGAGTTCGCCAACGGTGTTACTCACACCCTCAAGCCTGTCCCGTTGGTTGGTGATCTTCCTCGTGTTTGTTTCTTTTTCCACATCAACGGTGGCACTGCTTCTTCCACTGCCATCATCAAGATTGCCGGCACGATCGAGGCCCGTGGCATTGGTTTTGTTAAGACTTGGTAATCATGGACGACCATTTACCTGAGCTTCAAGCCAATCTTGGCACTTATATTGACTTGCTGCTCAATCGTCATGTTCCACCGGACCATTCCACCCCCACTAGTGCGCACTTGCCTTCTTTTTCTTCCTCCGCTCGTTACCGTAAGAAGAAACGTGTTCCAAAGCGTCCTCCTCGCAAGGATCGCGTTCCTTCTCCTGATTATGTGCCTCCTGTCAAGCCCAAGCGTAAGAAACCTCACATTTCTGATCCACCCGAGCACACTGTTCCTCCGCCGCCTGAACCGCCTCCTCATCAACCTCCACCCCGCCGCAAGAAGTATGACCATAGACAACAACCACCGCCCCCTCCAGATTATCCTCATAATTCTGCGACGTGTTCTCCAGGGCTCAATGATCATGCCATTGCGATTGCAGAAGGCGTCCTCACGATTTCACCTGGTTACTCTGTTCGTATCATGGGTTCCTCCCCTGATGTGATTCAGATTTACCACCGTGATTTCCCTCAGTGGAATTCTAAGCACATTTCCTCAATTCACGGTGATGACGATTTTCTTTTCCGGAAACGTGATCTTCTTCATTCCAACGATAGTCAGGAAACTTATCTGACATCTGGACAATATGACATGAAGGGTCCTTCCAACTTTTGGTATTCTTTTCGTGATCTTTCTGCGTATCCCCCGTTTTCTTCCTGATGACTCCTTTTGTCTTGTTCCGCATGGAGTTTCTTAGTAAACATGCGAGTGGCCGTACTCAAAGG